GACGGCGAAGACGATGATTGAATACCGAGGCGCCGCTAACATCAAAAAAGGAAAATGTCCCCCGCCTACTGGGCTGACAAGGTGAAATGGTAACTCAATGACCTACGCAGTTCCCGGCCAAATCCGCACCCACCTTGTCAGCTCCACCACTATGGGTGGACCGGACAGCCCGTTCACCCGCACCCAAGCGGTGCTGGACATGATGAAGGGCTGGGAAATCATGAAAGCCGTCACCAACGGCACCGAATACCTCCGCGAAAACAGCGAAGCGTTCCTCCCAATCGAACCCCGCGAGGACTACACCGCCTACCTATCCCGCGTCAACCGCGCCGTATTCTCCCCCTTCACCCAACGCCTAATCCGCGCCGCCGCCGGCCTGATCCTCCGCAAATCCATCAACATCACCGGCGACCCCTACTGGACCGAAATCTTCTCCAAGGACGTTGACGGCTGTGGATCGGACCTCGACGAATACGCCCGCCGCCTCCTGATCTGCGCCCTCACCTACGGCCACTGCCACACCCTCGTCGACTTCCCAGCCCCAACCGGCGCCCGCAGCCTCGCCGAAGAACGCGAACTCAACCGCCGCCCCTACTGGATCGAAGTCGACCCCACCAACATCTACGGCTGGCGCCTGGACCGTGAAGTCAACTACGGCAACCTAATCCAAGTCCGCATCAAAGAAAAAGCCGTCGTCCCCGACGGCGACTTCGGCGAAAAAGTGTACGACCAAATCCGGGTTATCGAACCAGGCCGCTACCGCATCTACCGCCAAGTCGAAACCGTCAAAGCCATGGCCGGCGGCTTCCCCTACCCCAACGCCTTCGACGCCACCGACTCCACTTCCGACTACGAACTCATCGAATCCGGCGACTACACCCTGGACCGCATCCCGCTGGTCACGATGTACTCCGGCAAAACCGACACGATGACCAGCAAACCCCCACTGCTGGACATCGCCTACCTCAACCTGGCCCACTTCCAACGCCAAGCCGACCTAATCCACAGCCTCCACATCGCCTCCCAACCCATCCTCGTCCTAGAGGGCTGGGACGACCAAACCAAAGACATGGCCGTCAGCGTCAACTACGCCATGGCCACCCAACCCGGCAACAAGGTCTACTACGTCGACCCAGCCGCCAGCGCCTTCGAAGCCCAATCCGCAGAAATCAAAGAACTCCAAATGCAGATGGCCACCCTGGGCATCAGCACCCTCAGCCAACAAAAATTCGTCGCCGAATCCGCCGACGCCCGCCGCCTGGACCGTGTCGACACCAACTCCATGCTCTCCATGGTCTCCATGGACCTAGAGCAATCCCTCCAAAAATCCTTCGACCTCGCCGCCAACTACATCGGCATCGAACCACCCGAAGTCACCATCAACCGCGACTTCGACATCGACCGCCTCATCGGCCAAGACATCACCGCCCTCACCTCCCTCTTCGACAACGGCGTCCTCGCCCGCGACGAATTCCGCCAAATCCTAATGCAAGGCGAAATCCTCCCCACCGCCATGGAACGTACCCCCACTGAAGTAGCGCAGTAGAATATAAGCGCAACAACACTTTGTCATGGGCCGATCGCTTGACAGGGTCCTCCAACCCGATGGATCGTACAAGTGGGAACTTGTCGATATGCGGGAAGAGAACCCTTACCCAGAGGAAAAAGCTGCACCCGCACCTGCGCGTCGCCGCACCAAGAAGGCTGCCGAGCCCAAACCGTTTACCCCGTACATCCCCGAAACTGAATCCTGAACATGGAAGAGCAAGTCATCCAGGACGCGCCCGTGGCGCAGTCCGAACAGCCCGTGGCTGCCGACACCGCTCCAGTCTCAGCCCCCGATTCATCCGACGCCCTCCGCGCCGAGTATGAATCCAAGCTGACCACCCTCCAAGCCCAAGCCGCCGAAGCCGAGGAACGTTTCCAAGGCATCAAATCCAAGCTCGACGAGGTCTACAAAAAGCAGGACGACCAACGCAAAAAGACGTTGGAAGACCAAGGCCAATGGAAAGACCTCTGGGAGGAAGCCAACAAAACCGCCCAAGAAAAGGACACCCGCATCACCGAGCTGGAACGCCAACTCGACGAACTGCGCGTCTCCAACGAAAAAGCCGCCACCCGCACCAGCGCCCTCTCCGCCATCAGCCAGGCTGGAGCGATCAACGCCGAGCAAATGCTCACTCTTCTGCAGGGCAACCTCCAGAAAAACAGTGACGGCAAAGTTGTCGTCCTCCAAGGCGGTGTCGAGCAAGACATCAACACCTACCTTTCCAACTTGAAAAACCCTGGTTCGGGCTTCGAGCACCATTTCAAACCCAGCAGTGCTGCAGGAATGGGCGCCAAACCGACACCAAACTCCGCCATTTCCCCTGGAATGGCAAACCCTTGGAAGGAAGGTAGCATTAACATAACGAGGCAAATGCAGCTCGATGCACAAGACCCCGAACTCGCAGCAGTGCTGAGGAGAGAGGCCGGTCTTTGAGTCCCGGTGGGACGCTGCCTCGCCAAGTCCGTGACTTGGGCCCCGCAAATTTTTGACGTTGGTTTTCTAAAATGGCCGCCCCATTTCAGAACTATTCCGGCGGTGTCCTCCTCGCGGACATCGTAAAAAGGAATAACCTCAGCACCTACGTGTCTGAGGCGATCAAAGAGCGCAGCCTGTTCTTGAAGAGCGGTGCTGTCGTTCGCAACTCCCTGCTGGACGCCCGCGAAGGCGGCACCCGCATCCAAGTCCCCGAATTCAACCCCGTGTCTCCCACCGAGGAGATCATGGATGGAACGGCCACTTGGGGCACCAGCAATTCCGGCTATCTGACCCCTCAGAAGATCGGAACCGCCACCCAGATTGCCACCATCTGCCATCGCGGCTTCGCGTATGCAGTGGATGACGTGGCCATCCTGGCTGCCGGCGAAGATCCCATGATGCACATCCGCAACCAGCTTGCCGATGCCATCAACAAAAAGAACAGCGAGCGCCTGTTTTCCCAGCTTTGGGGTCTGTTCAAGACCGCCCTCAGCGCCAACGCACTCGACTTGGGTGTCGCGGCTGCCTCTGGTGCGGACGAGGACAACTTCCTCAGCGCCGCTGCCGTTTCCCGCGCCCGCGCCCTCCTGGGTGAGCGTGGCGACGAGCTGGACACCCTGGTCGTCCACCCCTCCGTCGGCTTCTACCTGTATCAGGTCGGAATGCTGACCTTCTCCACCTCCGCACTCGCCGCCTCCGGCGCTGTGACCTGGGGCGGTGGCGGCGTGGGCGTCGGCGCCCGCAGCATCGGCGAATTCGCCGGCTGCCGCGTCATCATGGACCCCGCCGTCAACACTGTCGTTCCTGGTTCATCCGGCGACCAATCCGAGTTTGTGTGCTACCTGACCAAGTCAGGCACCATCCTCGAAGGTGTGCAGCAAGACCTCCGCATCGAGGCCGACCGCAACGTCCTCTCCAAGCAGGACGTGCTGAGCGTCGACTACCACACCGCCTACCACGTGATGGGCACCAAGTGGACCAACGCTGGCGACAACCCCACCAACACCGCCCTCGCCACCGCCGGCAACTGGAGCGCTACCTACGACATCGACCTGATCCCCATGGTTCAGCTCACCGTCAACAGCCCTCTGGACACCTCTGTCATCGCCTGATCTACGCTGATCACGGCTGCAATCGCCCCGCCTCGGCGGGGCTTTTTTATTGCCGCTACACTGAAACAAAGCCTTTTTTATTCCTGTGGCCGCAGTCATCGACGCCACATTAAGCGGAGCCTCCTCCAACAGCTACGTCACGCTGGCGGAAGCCGACGCCTATTTCGAAACCGTCCCAAACAGCAGCACCTGGGACGACAAAACCGACGACCAAAAGAACCGCTCCATCATCAGCGCCACCCGCTGGATCGACAGCCTGAACTTCTACGGCGACCGCTGCGACACAAGCCAAGCCCTGAGCTGGCCCCGCAACAATTACCACATCGACCGCGTCGAACTGACCTGCAGCGAAATCCCCGCCGACATTAAATACGCCACCTATGAACTGGCCCGTGCCCTAATCAACGACACCGACGCCATCACCGGCAACACCGGAACCACCGGCCTCTACGACGAAGTCAAACTCGGCGAACTTCAAGTCAAATACAACAAACAAAGCCAAGCCACCGGCACCGTCAACAACGTCTTCGACGTCTACCCTTGGCTCCAGTCCTACCTTGGTGCGTACACCCTCGGCGGCTCCGGCGGCTACCAAGTCCGCGTCGTGAGAGGCTGACATGGGACGCATCGACACCACCTTCGGCCCAGTTCCCGACCAAATTCTGGCCGACTGGGGCCAAGACATCACCTACATCAAAACCGCAACTCCCCGCACCTACAACCCCACCACAGGTGCTGTGACTGGAGCGGACACCCAAGTCACCGTCAAAGGCATCATCAGCCGCCTAACCCCCCGCGAATCCGAGGGCCTCTACCAAACCACGGATGTTAAGATTCTTATCGGAACTTCAGAATTAGGCGACTACTACCCAACCGAAGCCGATCGCGTCCAATACCCCCAGGCTGGAGCGACCCGCGAAGCCAAGATCATCAACGTCCTGACCTACCGTGGTGACAACCCCGTCTACCACACCCTGATCGTGAGGCCCCAATAATGGCCAAAAACGGCGTCTGGAACCTTCTAAAAGAGCTGGACCGTGTAGCAGCCACCACAGTATTTAACGGCCCAAAAGCCGCCGCAGAGCGAACAGTGCGTGAACTGCAGCAAGAAGGCCCGAGCTGGACCGGCAAATTCTCGAATTCCTGGCAAATTGAAAGCCCCCTTGGTGCATCCGGCAGCTCAAAAGGCGACGGCCAACCAGGCGAGCCACGCCCCATCTATTCCCCCGCCCTCACCGGCCAGCAAGTCGTAAAAAGCATCCTCACCAAAGACAAAATCACATTTACAATCTCAAACTTCTCCAGCTACGCACCAGAAGCAACCGATTTGGTGGAAAGCGCGTTTATCCGACCTTCGGGTCAACCTATGCCCCAAACACAGCTAGGTCTTCGCAAATTCAGAGAAGGCGACGGTGGTCGTCAACAGCCGTCCTACCGTGGTTACATCGGCGGCGGTGATCCAAACCGCGAATCCAGCGCCACAGCAGATCTCGACTGGTTCGCCACCTACGTCGAGGGCGGCAAGCTCGACCGAGCCGTCAAAATTGAGATGGACGATTTATTCAGCTGATGGACTACCAAGCAATCCGAGCTTCCATGGAGTCACCGCTGCTGACAGCGTTCAATAACTTGGTGCCACCTGTCCCGGTATATTTCGACAACATCACCGCAGTCCCACCCAACACAACCACCGAATACGTCCGCGTCAACATCACATTCGGACTAACCAACGAACCAACGCTTACATCCAGCGTCGATAATGCCCGTGGAGCGCTTGTAATCCGCATCTTCACCGAAAAAGGCCGTGGTCCGGCCCGCAATCAACAGTTAGTAACAACAGCAGTAAACGTCCTAGAAACAATTAACGACACCGCAAAGACAACCACGGGTGTCTACGTCAAGCTCGGCGAAATTAACGGCCCGACATTCTCAGCCACCGAAGAATCACCTCATTTCATGGGCCGCATCGACACCGGCTACACAGCGACTGTGTTGTCGTAACTACTTGCGCTAACCTATAAGAAGCCGGGCAGTGCCCGCAGAAATCTCTATTTCCTGGTACGCCCCATGGCCACCACCGTTCTGTCCGGCACTTCCGGTGCCCTCTACTACAAGCCCGCTGGTACGACCGGCACCTTCGGCGAAAGCGATGTTGCCGTCGCCGACGACGAAATCACCGTTGCTCCCTACCTGAACTTCAAGGTCGGCGACCCCGTCGTGTTCAGCGTCGTGAACAGCCAAACCGGCGGTTCCGGCACCGGCACGCTGCCTGCTGGCATCAGCGCAGGCACAACCTACTACGTCATCGGCTACACCGCTTCCACCGGCGTGCTGCAAGTGTCGGGCACTCTTGGCGGCGCAAGCATCACCATCACCGATGATGGCACTGCCAACGCTCCTAACGAGTTCCAAGTGGCCTATGCCGACTACGCTGCTGTCGGTCAAGTGCAAAGCTGGAGCTTTGAGATCAGCCGTTCTGAAATCGACGTGACCACCATCGGTCAAGTCGGCACTCAGTACGCTCCGTTCCGTGCTTACATCCCTGGCTTTGCGGATGGCAGCGGCACCGCCACGGTTTACGTGACCGATGAGGATGCCGCACTTTCTAACCGCATGGTTGAGGATGTACT